CAGGCATTTTGCGTTGTGCGATTATCCAAACTTTATCAAGTTCGTCGGGGGTTAATTCCCAATTCTGGCTAAAGTCCTCTAATGAAACAACAACGGCGTTAAAATGTTCGTTGTCGTGTTCTTCAATGTGGCGTTTTATTTTTTCGTGTTCTTCTTGTTTGCAATAGAAGACATGACACTTTGAACAAGTGAATAAACCGGCTCTCATGTGCCAATAACACGAATCGCATAAGTCGCTTTCTTGGTGTTCTGAAAGTTTGTTTCCACACTTACAATTCATAAGGTCTTATCCTCGTTTAGATTTTGATGATTCATGTATTCATAAAAATATGAATCGCGTTCGTCTAACATCTCGGCTTTGTTCAACTCTTCAAAGTCGAAAAATTCCAAGTGTTCGCGTAAGACCTTAGAATCTACTTTTACCATTTTGCAATCCTCATTAATTCGCCCAGTCGATTCCAATCGGGTGTTATGTGTTGTCCTAAAATATCCATGATTTCGGCTTCGGCTTTTTTTGCTTCAATATCTCTTTTTGGCATGATTTCGACCGACAAAGGATAAGCCCTTATGTCGTGCCGTCATGTTCGAATTTTTGATAATTCAAAACATCTTCGTAATCTTCAATCGTGTAAGTATCTTCAAATTTTACTCCAAACTTTTTGAAGTGTTCTTTTTTTCTCTTATCGATTTCTTTTACGAGTTTGTTTTGAGTTTGCATAGAGTTTACGATTTTTTGAATTTCGCGTTTTGTGTAATTGGAAAAAGATTTCCAACCATGTTTTTTCAAATAATCAATGTTCATCTTATGCTCTTTTTTTGTGGGTTTCTTTGTTCCGTTTTCCGAGGCTTTTTGATAGTTGTATTCATCTAAGCTCTTATTTTCTAAGGCTTGTTTGTTGTAATACAAAGTATCTTCGTCGTTAAATTCGTCATACTGAAAATAATCGTTTTGTGGAAAATTTCCGTATGTGAATTGCGGGGTTGAGTTTTGGTAATAGTTGTTAGACGATTCGATACCGTTCACTTTAACCCATGAGCCGAATTTCTTTAGTCCGTCTTTGGCGTTTAACGTCGCGAACTTGTTGAATCCGGTGTCAATGTATTCGAGTGCTTCGATTCCAAGAGTTTGCAGTACGAAAGCCAAACCCCTAGTATCTGACATATTTCCACTAGGAAGATGTCTACCCGCGCCCATTGCGACCTGAAGAACTAAGTCCTTGTATTCTGAAAAAGTGCCGTTATGAAATAGCGCGGTTTCAGAATCCTTTAGAGTGCCGTTCATGTAGTTTCTTGAATCTTCATTCACGACGAATGGGTGGCATAACTCTGGAACTGTTTTTCCTACCGAAGTAATACGGCAATGGATTATGCAAGGGCTTACGATTTCCTTGTTTTTTATTTTCGTCCAAATATCATCTATTGATATTCCTTTTTCGAAAACAACTTTTCCATTTATCAAAGTCGCGTAACCGTTGCCGTCGGGATTCATTGCCTCGGCGTTCTTGAGTTGTTCTAATGTTAAAGACTCTAATTCTTTTTGAGTCTCGAGTGCGAGTATTACACACAAATTAAAACGTCCTCGCTAGTGTCTACGGTTTCTATTTCGGTTTCTATTTTCTCAAAGTTTGCGCGTTCATAAGGGCTTACGTTTTGTAAGTATGAGTTACAAAACTCTATCCAGAACTCAACCATTGCGATTATTTCGTCTTTGTCGGTAGAACTTGGAAACATTCGGCATTCTATTGTTCCGAATTTTCTGTATGCTTCAAAGTTGATACAGTTGTAACGACCTGAATCAAGGTTTGTTACAGAGGTCTCAAAATTTCTGTAACCGGTGTTTATTGAAGAGTCCGGATTAAATCCGTCTCGGCAATAACTTGATCCGCTACCGTCAAAACGTCCCTCAAATTCTCTTACAGTTTTTTCAGAGAATAAACCGTTGTGCATGAATCGCCATACGGCTTTTCTAAATTGGACGTAAAACTCAACATCACAACATTTTTGATATGCCAATGCATTGTTAAAACTTGCATGGACATGGATTCCACATGAGCGGTTTGTTTCGTCCGGTAGATGACAGCCAACGAATTGTCTAAACTGTAACCGTCTATCTATTCTGAATTTTGGACTTGCGATTTCGCCGTCGTCGCAATCATCAGCGCCGACACATACTGAGCCGTCGTGTCTGTAATATTCGCTTACATATTCGTCGTCGTCGTCTCTATCGGCAAAATCTTCGTAATTGAATGCACCCTCGATTTCATAGCCGAAGTATTTCACATGAAGTGCGGGATAATCAGCGCTCTTAAAATCTGGAAGAGGCATTATTCTGCGGTCTCCATTGCGGTTACTTGTAACTCGATTTTAACGTCTTGTAGATTTTCGACGTAAAATTCCGTAACCACTTTTTTGAACTCGGTTTTGAAATTGTTCATAGCTTCTACGCTAAATCTTCCGTTGATGTGAAATTCTACACCTTGTCCAATTCGCTCTTCTAGCAAAAAGGACAAATTGACTTGTCCGTCGCTGTTCTTTAGCGTTCTAGTGTTTTGTGAGAAATTGTAGTAGAATCTGTTCTCTCTTCCGAATGAAGTTATTCTTTTCAATTTCTCTTCTACTTGTACGTCATTGACGTAAACGGTTTCACCGGTTTCTCGGGTTTCGTTGTTCTTAAAAAAATTTTCGAACTTTTGGGATTTTATTTTGAGAGTAATTCCTGAAGAATTATTTCTCTTTATTGACATTGAACAAACATCAACTTTGATTTTTGAACTATTGTCTTTTAATTGTGTCAAGGTTTCCATGACGACATACCAAAAAAGTTAGTATGTTTCGAATATTAAATTCATCATCAGGTCATGTTTGTAAGTCCTTATTGATTTTATTTTTCTGTAAGCCATGCCCATTCGGGGCGCTCTTTGTACTCTTTGTCCTCGTACATATTTCGACCAATAAGAAATAGTTTTCAGGATATTTTACAAGCGTCCTAAACCATACTAATCTAAATCTAAATTGTGCCGTATGTTTTTCGAGTTGTCTCGTTTTTTGTTTAATGGTTTCTCAATAATTCTTATCTCGTTTTATTCGAACTCGTAAGCCCTTAACGAAGTGATTTTATTATTTCTTGAACTCATCAAATCAATTTGTGGTTTGTCGCTAAGAAGCGATTTTATTTTTTTGTTTTTTTCAAGTGTCATTAACTCGGCGCATTACGCGACTTATGTTTAATGATTAGAGTTTAATCCGAATAATGGTTAATCCGAATTTATCCAAGTCGTCCATAATGCTTATCGCGCTATGATATCCGATTGAATTAATCTAATTGAATCGCGAATAGAATTAACTAAGTCGCGTATTCTAGATGTTACTCGCCCGTTATGGGATTCGATTTAATTTAGTATTTCGAGGTCGCAAATCACGACCACGTTTTATTCTTACACGCAAACCGTAAGACTTTGTAGAATTGTTCTATTGATTGATTCGATTTTGCGTTAAACGCTTGATTGATAATCATTTACTGAAATCTCTAAGTCCACCGGCTCACTACCTATCAGGTTTTTCTCTTTTCTCACTAAGCCCGATTGTTGAGAGGTAGGTCTCACAATGTGTTGGCTTAATCATATTCCCAGACTAACTGATTAGGCGTTATAGACGAAGCCCCGATTTAGGGCGACCAAAGGTGCAATCCTTTCATTCCTTTTTTTTACAAGGTTTTATGGCTCTCAATCCTTGTGAATGCTAGATTTAGGCGACCGCGTTATTTATACCTAAGCCCTTATTCTCACGTTGTGATAATCGACCGCACTATTAATATAAGGAATACTTCCTCTGTTAAGCTCAAAAATTTTGATTTCAACAGCGCCCGAAACCTTTAAATAACCCTTTTTTGGCAAATCCTAAGGATTGGGCTTTTTGCCCATATATATACCTTTGCTTTGCTGTGGCGGGGGGTACAATATGGATTCCGCGTAATATAAGTGTATCGATTGCCCGAAAAAAAAGTGCCTCGGCGATAGGTTTATATAGGGGACTGCCCCCTAGGCTTGCCATACCAAATTGTAAATCTGAAAACCTTTTGTTAGGTGTACCTAAGTACCTTAGAGTCTGACCTAACGCGGGATCAGTAAATCGGGGGTTTCGCCTCTCCATAGAAAATATTACTAACTTCTCATAACATCATAAAAGCATTTTTTTGGTGTTTTTATTTACTTATCCTAGGCACAAACTCGGGGATTTTATGTCTTTTGACATATCATTTTACCCAAAATCGTGCGAGGTTAGTAATATTTATATTAGGGTTTATCTATACATATATTATGAAAACACAATATGATGAATATAATTGGGAAGAGAAAGGGTGGAATCCTGACGTCTATATGACATGGGAGATATATTCTGCCAAAAAATCACGCAAAGGTGGTATGATGAATCCGTTCACAGGTCAGGTATCTCATAGATGAGTGGCATTTTCTTATCTCAGCAACAGCCCAAACACCCTAACAGGGACGAATTCAGGACAGAAACTAGGAATAGAATAAAGGAATTGATAGGCAAGAAATGTGGGCAATGCGGGGAAACACGAATCAAGGCTCTGTTGAGGCAGAAAGACCATACCATATCATGCTATAATTGCAAGAAACACAATAAGAAATACGCCTACGAGATTTCGGGGAATATGCAGAGAAATACGAGACTGCATTATGAAGAGATCTCTGCATTGAATGGTCATTGTTATAATGACTATTGCTCAGAGATTCGACCTAAAACTCTAATGGTTATATCATTTAGAGGTGGAAAAGGTCTAATTTGTCGTAATTGTGATAGATGTAATAATAAGAAACTCAGGTATGAGACATACGATAATGTTGTTCTGCCATGGTAAATACATTCTATATATATTAAGCTCTGTAATATAGACATGGATTTAATGACAGATGAATTTATGAGAGAATTATCTAATAATGCTTATAGACATAGATTTAGACAGTTAGAGGCACAGGGATATAACCCAACAGTACCTAGTGGCAATTTTGCTGATATTTGGTTTAATGCAGTTGATTTGGTATATCCGACTGTAGCAAGAACATTGACAGTACAATCAACAGGTAATGATACAGATGGCGGAACAGGTGCAAGAACAGTTGTAATTAACGGATTAAACTCAGCATGGGAAGAAATATCAGAAACAATCACATTGAATGAAGCAACAGATCCGACAACCACAAATGAATTTATCAGAGTCAATACTTGTTTTGTAGATGAAGTAGGTACAGGCGAAGTTAATGAGAATAATATAACATTTACAACTACAACAGATTTGGAAATACAGGCAAACATAGAATCAGGTATAGGACAGACACAGAAATCACATTACTCTTGTCCAATAAATCATAAAATGATGATGGGTAGTTGGATTGTTTCATCAGGTAAAGGAGAAGATTTTGAATTAAGATTAATGTCTAGAGAATTTGGTAAATCATGGCACACAGTACATAGATCATTAGTATATGAAAGTCATGTAACAGAACATATTAACGGTACAATATCGGCAAAATCAGATGTTAAAGTCATGGCAAAATCTATCACATCAAACAACAAACCAATGAACTGTTCTTACGATTTCGTATTATCCCCAGATACATATCTGTAATTTGTAACTACAAATATTAGTAATCGATACGTTTATATAGAGTATATGTATATACTATGTAATGACTAGCATATCAGAATTTGAAACAGAAAGCAATTCAATTTCACTTGCAAAAGTAGATGGAAAACCATTTACAATTACAGGTGTCGAGCGTTCAGATTACGAAGAAGGTACAGGCGACAGCAGAACAGCAACTCCGGGAGTTAAAATTACCGTCAAAGAGTCTTTTGATGGCGTCAATGTTCTTCACACAACTAGAACGGCAATCGTTTCAAAACTAACTAGCGAAGCAGTCTTGCAAGCATTAGAGTCTGGCACAATAGGACCCGTTAAATGTGAAAAAGCAAAATCTGGAAACGGAAAAGACTACTTCAAACTCGTTGACGCATAATAGCGCAACACCTTTTTTTCTTTTTTTACTTCTAGTAAACCATTATCATTCTATATAGTTATGAACTGCCCAATATGCAAAGCAAAAGTATTGAACAACTCAGATTATTCAGTCCACATGAACAAGGCTCACAGAGGTAAGTCATATAGTCCCTTAACTTACAAAGATTTAAATAAGGGAAAAGGTAATACAAACCATGAGTCAAATAACAGAAATAAAACAAATGTGGATAATCGCTTGGGATAACAAGTTCGGCGAAGAGGTAAAACTCACTCATCAGTATGAGGAAGAGATTTACAAGTTTGGCGAGGTGTTATTAAGTGAGGGAAAGGATATAAGAGTATGTCAGATGGAATAGATTATAGTGAAACAGAAGATATTATTGATTCTCTCTATGAGCAATCCATCATTGATAAGTGTGCCGCTGAGCCTCAGCGTAAGTCAATCCATGTATCTGATCTCACATCTGAATGCATGAGAAAGGCATGGTATAGATTAAATGAACACGCAATAGATTTAAAGGACTTTAAGAAATCATTGCCTCTAGTACATGGTACGGCACTTCATGAAGTATGTAACCTTGGTGGAGTAGAACACGAACTCTCAATGTTTTGTAACATTAAAGAGGGTAGACTAAAAAAGGACGGAGACGGACTTTACGATTGTGTAAAAGGATCCATGGACGACTTGGTAGAAATAGATGATGAGTTGATTATCTGTGATAAGAAAACTACAAAGAAATCAATACCAAGAGAAGTACCTGACAACTACAAGGCACAGATGAACATTTATAAGCTTCTGTATTATATTGCTAGTGATGGCGTGGAAATTGAAAGGGCTTGTATTATTTATATCGATAAATCATCTGCTTGGGAACGTCATAAGACGAGATGTTTCGACCTTAAACCTATTGAAGAAATCCGTCAATATGTTTTGGACAAACTACAAGTTCTCGATACTGCCGTCCCGCCTAAAAAGGTTGTAACATTCTTATGTCCTTGGTGTAGTTATTATACCGAGTGTAATCCTAACGGGTACTAAACGTATATATAGGGCGTACACTCTATACTATACATGACGACCAAACTATTCACATACGGACTTTTACAAGTTCCAAGAATACAACAACAACTCTTTAAGAGAAATATAGAACAAACTACAGGGATTCTGTTTGGATATAAGATATCTAACACCCTAGTTAACGGTCTATATAAAACTATAGAAAAAACCAATCCTGAATTTTTTATTGAAGGAACAATACTATTCCTAAACGACGAGGATATTGCAAAGTGTGATAAATTCGAGGGAGTAGAGGCAGGCTTGTATAAACGAATAGATGTAGAGGGAGAAATGCAAGCATATATAGCCGACAACAGAGCATACAGAGAACTTGAGGCAGAGGAAATTGAGTAAGTGCAAGGTATGTAACAAAGGGGACAAACCCTTTTGTAAAAAACACGACGGCGAATACAGAGTAGAATGGGAAAAGGAGAACTACCTTTGAACATCTTGCACGTAGGCGACATGGCAGGCTCAGCCGCAATAACATCTCATATGTGTTCCAAACTTGACTATCCGTCAGTTGTCATAACCGACGACAAGACAGACATATGGGATCACGGAGAATATTATCAGAACACCGTGAAATGCAAGACCACAGACGTCATGGTTGAAGTCATAAAAGATACCATAGATCAGTATGACCACATAGTATATCACGACAGGTTTGACATAGCCGCAATACTAGATGATCTTCATGTAGACTCTTCATTCATGTTCCATGGCAATATGCTGAGACAGGCACCTGATCTGTATCATCATGTAGATTCATTGGAGTCTATAGACAATCTGTTTATAACAACAGAAGACTTGAAGAAATATGCACCTACAGCCGAACTGTTTCATAGACCTGTAGACCTTGATCTGTTCTACATGGACACAAAGGCAGACAGACTGGACATGGGATTATGTCTTACACAGGAACGTTATATGAAAGAGTGTAACATACTTACTGTAGACGCAGAAAAGATGGTACTTGTTGCAGATAGAGTCAAGAATACAAGACCTTATAGTGAAATGCCTGCATTCCTAAATGGATTCAAGTATTACTATGATATAAAGTATCAGCCAACACACCCGCCAATGATGATCCCAGAGTTATCACAAACTGGATTACAAGCACTTGCGTGTGGCTGTGCAGTATGGAGTAACGGGATATGGATTACAAAGTTCCCAGAGATTCACTCAGACGAGTGGGCTTGTAAAGAGTTTATAAGTGTTCTTGAAGAATAAACCGCATGGTCAAGGGAAAACGAGGCAACAAAGCCCGTCCCACAAAAGATCTCTCAGAGATGAAGAATATCCTGAGGATCATGTGGATTTTTCAAGGTTTTTCAATTAGAAAGATGAGCAGAGAGTTCAACAACAATCCAGAATATGTAGCAAAGTACGGTACCGTCTCTGTATCTTCTGTAACAGGTTATGTCAAGGAATTCAGAAGAGACGCAGAGAAATGGTATGACGAGGACGCAGTAGAGAAATATGCCGCAGAGTTTGTACGCAAACAGCATACCATAGACGAACAGGTAGATCGTATAGACGAGGTACAACGTCTTATAGATGTTACAGATCCGAAAGAAAGGGAATTATTCCTAAAATTTGAGATGGCAAAGCATACTTTACATCAGGATCAGATCAAGATGATGAGTGAGATTGAATTGGTACTCCATATTAAGCGCTTAAACAAGGAACGAAGGATAAAGAATGAGACTATAGTTAAACTGCCTGACAAGGAAGATCAGGAGAAAGCCACCGCATTAAAGCGAGGGTATTTAAACGTAAACACAATAGAAGAGGAAGATGGCAGTACAAAAGAGTGAGGAATGTCATAGATGTGGCACCCATATTACAGGTGGCGCTTACATGATGAAGTTACACCTTAAACGACACAGTAACAAACAAGAGGATTAATATGGGTTTGTTTGATGGTTTTATTAGAGGATTAAGAAAATCTTTTTCAGGAGAAGATTATTTGAGAGATATTAATAGATGTAAAACTTGTGGAAAACCTAGTTTCTTTTCTAACTGCTTAAAATGCGAAACTGACGAAGCATATAAAGGTTGGAATAAAAACAATGACTAAAGGTTTTGTATCTGAAGAAACCAAGCGTTTCATAAATGTCGAGGGCAAGATTGTAAAGAAGAAAGTCTATCCTGAAAAGTTTTGGTGTTATGATCCTTTATGTGAAGATGAGTCATGTTGTTTTTGGCACTATATATTCTATCCAAACGGGGGTCCCGAAAGGGACGGCATATTCCACCCGTGTTACAAATACGAACAGGAGATCGTAGAGTATCTGGATCAGGGCAAATTAGATTCTGCAAAAAAGATGATGTGTGTTTACAAGGCAACTGGATTAGGTCTTACAGAACTTATATTGATGTGGATTCTACACAGAGCCGCTACGGATCCGTTCTTTCAACAGAATGAGGACGTAGTAATCTTCACGGGTCCAAATATTGAACTTGCCAAGAAACTTATCGAACGTATGAAACATTTTGCAAACGAAAGAGTAGAGTACGAAGACCATGGTATGTATAAGATTCAGATAGGCAAGTGTAACATACAGGTATATCCGTCAAACAACATTGACGCAGTCAGAGGTATTCCTAGAGTGTCTTGTGTGTTCGGAGACGAAGCCGCATTCTTTACAGGACTTAAAGACGACAAACAAATTAGAACTGTAGGAGAACGTTACAGAGGAAAGTCAGACAGTTATGTTATTTGGGTATCAACCGCAGGGGACTTTGCCAACGGTTTCTTTTATGATATCAAGGAAGAGCCTGACGCAGTATGTCAGTATAAGCGCTTCGAGATGTATGAAGATAGGGGCTTAGAGAAAGATCTGATCACAGGTACATCTATATTCTCTGATGATTATATTGACGAGGCACGCAAACTGCCGTCATTTCCCCAAGAATTTCAGGGAATATGGGGTGCCAATGTAGGGGATATCTACTCAACAGAGGCATTGGACGAGGTTACGGATATGGATTACGAAATAGATTATGAATTAGGAAGCAAGAACAGACTGGGATTCTGTGATCCCGGATTCGGATCTTCTCAGTTTGGTATTTGCATTACAGAGATGAGAGACAATATGCCTTATGTTATTTATAGCAAGTCATACAAGAGACAGTCAGCAACAGCCATGGTAAAAGAGATTAGCAGATTGGCAGATTTGTTCTCAGTACACAAGTGGGGTTGTGATAAGGCTAACCCTGAAATTATAAAGGATATGCGTGAGACTTTGCACCTTAATGTTACTGCAATATCTAACAAGGAGTCAGGTAGAAAAATGACAGTACAAGCCGCTACAAAAGTACAGAAGAAAAAGGTTAGAATCCACCCTAGATTTATGAACTTGAAGAAACAACTAATGACTATTACGTTTGGTAAGAACGGACAGCCAAACAAGACAAAGGATAATCCGTTCGACGAGGGAGACGCATTTCAAGGAAATTTGTATCTAAGGTTTAGTGGCTCTGGGCATTTATCGATTCAATATGACACAGAATAGAAATATAAGATCCTACGTTAACTCTCATTAACTCAATGCCTTGTTTTACCAAGTGATGTAGTTGTTCGTTCTGTAACATATCAGTAGTCAATGATTCTCCGTGCAAGTGCATTGGAGATCTGTGTACTTCATAGATTCCGTAACTCTCATAATGGTCTAAGGTCTTAGACGGGTGTACATATTTGAATTGCCAACGCTTGGTCTTTGGATTAAGTTCCATTTCCATGCCAGACTGCGGAGTGTGTTTTGCTAACGTTTTAATAACCTCTGTATTAAGTGGTCAGGTCGTATATTTAAACCGTACCTGTCTTCAACTATGTCTATAAGGAACAGTCTGAAAATACTGACACTTGTATAAATTATACCTATAAACAATGCGGCTAAATATGGATTATCTATTATAATTTCAGAAAACAAAGGCAATACTAACAGGTTAAGGAAAAAGGCAATAGGCATACCACTTCCTGATGAGAAAGTAGCCTTGCCAATCAGGTATCTGATCGATTTGTTGGACTTGAAATCTCTACTTACCAAACCTAGTGTCCTCTCCTATCTTGGACTCTACACAGTCGCTTAACATTGCGGCACAGGCTAATACATGGTCAGTATGTCTCAAGCCTGAATCTGTATCAAATTCTTGACCGCCTAGCCATGCGAAAAGGTGTCTAAGCAAGGCAGAACTGTATCTGTCCCATGACAATCCCTCTCCGTTCTTGTAATTAAAGGAATCATATTTTAAGGCACCGTGAGTTAATGCTCTAGCCATGGCAAAGGCGGCGTGAGCAGGGATTAGGCTCATTTTAGGCTTGCCGTCGTCGTACTTAATCGGATCCATCTTGTTCCCTCGTTTTTCTCCAACATTCTTCGCAGATAGCAACGTTGTCGGTGTGTCTTCTGACATAAATAACACCTTTATCTGTATCTGCTCTTTTTTCACAGTCAATACATATTTCCATACTTCTTTATATCATAACCACAATATAAGTGTATGCTTACATTAAAATTAGACACAGAAGAATGGGTTAGAGAGGACTATACTACTACATCAGGTAATGGTATATCATTTACAATATATCAGGAAGAAAAAATGGTAAATGTCTTTGATTTAACCAATTATACATTAGAATTTGAATTATATGACCAAGATGGCATTAGAATAGTCTCAGAAGACTGTGATAAGGTTGTAGCCGACTCAGGTACAGGAGAATATCTACCACCCTCAGGATATTTGGATATAAACTTTATAGGAGAGGTTGTAATCGTATTAACAGGTACAAATGAACAGTTATCTGCCCGTGGAACTAACGGATCAGGTAAATTAAGAATTAGATAACCATAATACTTCTGTTTATTAACTAAAACGTAGAAAAGACTATATTGTTCGATAATATCAAGATAAATCCTATAGAATCAACTGGAAACGCCTTTGTAGTCGAAGAGGGCATTAAAAGTGAGGTTAATTACCATGAATGGTCAGAGGGAACAAAGCCAGAGGTACCTTTTGCCAAGATATTTTACTTAAATGATCACGATTCAAGACTTTATCTTGCTTCTGATACATATACTCAGTTAATTTTAGGTAGTGGTATGGTTATATCAGGTAAAAACCAAAAGGCTGTAACTGCGCTTGAAAAATGGGTAAAAGACAATTATATTGAAGAAAAAGTAGAAGATGGGTGTCATTCTTATGTTATTGCAGGCAATGTTATCTATGAATTGATTAGAAAGGGTAAAAAGGTCGTAGATATTGACGAAGTTGATATTACAACCATGGTAGGTGCCAAAAGAGACAAAACTGGCAGAATTCACTCCTATACACAACACGTTAATGACAAGGATCTTGAAATAGACGCCAAAGACCTTGCACATCTTAGATTTACATCAAGAAGACAGGAGTTATGGGGTAGATCACTCGCACAATCCATTGTAACACCTAAATCTGTCAATGGTAAATATATTGAATCTTCTGTAGAAGAAATGTGGAAGATAGAAGACGCTATGGTAAAGATATTCAAGTCTTATGCCTCTCCAATGATGATGATTCAGTTTGAAGACGTAGGCGAAGACTTTATTGAGGATAAACAACAAGAATTCAAGAAAATGGGTGCAGGCGCAAAGATTATTACTGACAAGGCATTCAAGGCAGAGGTATTTGAAGTAAACCCTGCCTCTAAATTCGATAAATATATTGAACATATGGAAAAAGACGTTATTGAAGCAGGCACACAGTTTGCTTCACAGATCTTGACCGCAGGCTTTACTGCAAGGGCTTCTTCTGAGTCAGCAAGTGATATTATCAAACTAAAGATTAAACGTATTCAACGTAGATTCGGATTAGGTCTTAAAAAACAGATATTTGATATCGTATTAGAGGGATTAGGATTCAATCCAAAGACTGTAGACATTAAAGTAGACTTTCAATTTGATTCTGAATCCGTATTATCTATACAAGACGTTACAGCCTTGTTTGAAAAAGGAACAATCAAGAGATCAGAAGTCAGAGGCTATCTCTCAGAGAATACTGATGTTAAGATCGATATGACTGACATGGAAGACACCTTGCCTATCACATCAGTAACACCTACCGATAAAATGGGTAACGAGCCTGTGCCTACTGAGCAACCTGAGCCTGAACAACCTACAGAGGCTAAGAAAAAGAAAAAGAAACCAAAAGATCCTATTATTGTTCAACCTATGGTAGTAGATGAGAATAATAACGCCTTACAAGATGATGATGATGATATCACAGTTACACCTAAAGATCAAACCAAAGCACCTAAGAAAGTCAGGTATGATTAATCACTTCTCTTTATTATATTGTTTAATATAGAATTATGTTAAACGTCGAAGGTACTCTAGCCATGCCTAGAAAATCACTTAATGGTAATTTCTATTTCGCTTCTGAACTAGCCAAAGGACACGATAAGATCGTACCTTTACGCCTAAATCACGATAATACAGAAGCAGGCATTATAGGAGAATCACATTTAATCTGGGACGAAGAGAAAGAACAGTTAAACTATCGTGCTACTATCAGTAACGGTATGGTAGAGACTCAGGTTAAAGCCTTAACTGAGAATGGAGAGAATGTCAAGGTATCTTTAGGTTTAAGCGCTAATGGCGAACAACAAGTATGCCATAATGACGGTGGAGACTGTATGTCAGCACCTATTGACGTTTCATTTAACGAAATGAGTATTCTATTGGGCGAGAATCCGGGAATCCCAGAGGTTTCTTTGACATTATCAGAGTCCAAGTGTGGAAAACACAACGTAGAACTCTTTGCAACCGAGTGTAAAATTACTTCTCATAGTATTGAGAATGATGAAACTAAAGTAATGACAAGTAACGACAAAGTTGAGCAAGATCTTAACGCAGATTTTGAAGCAAAAGTAGACGCTGCCATTACAGCCCGTATGGACGCACACCTCAAAAAACAAGAGGAAGAAGCAACTGCCGCCGCAACCGCAAAAGCAGAAGCCGATAAATGTGCAGAAGACGATCTTAAATGTAAAGCAGATCAACTTAAAGCAAAAGAAGCAGAAGACCTAGCAAAACAAGAAGCACTTGAGAAATCTATCGCAGATTTAGTCGAGAAAAGAGTCGCAGAGGAAACAGCAAAAATTCAAACCGAATTAGCTACAACCGAAGCAAAGAAAACCGAAGTTACCGAAAGTGAAGTAAGCCCTAAACAATGGGAAGAAAAACAAGTAGATGAACAAGTCGCATTAATGGATAAAGTCCTCGCAGGAGAACAAGTATCTATGAAAATCGACAAAGAGGAATTCTTAGCAAAACACTCAGTCAACAAACCAAGTCAATTCTCAGAAGCAATATCTACATCAGGTACAATTCCGGGAGTAGATGTTGGACAACAAATTGTTATCCTTCCGGGTGGAATTTTAGTTAAGACCATTCGTCCTTGGGTACAAGTTAAAGTTATCCCACAAGGTTATGACACCGTGAGATTCTACACACTCGATATCCCTGCATTCGGAACAATTACCGAACACGTAAGTACAGATATTACCCCTGCTACCCACGCTTTGACCGCAATCGAAGTCTCTGCTAACACAGTAAGAGGCTTTAGACAAAACGTCTTAAAAGCAGAAGTAGAGAAATATCCAAAAGACTTACTCGAGAAAATCCGAGAAACAGCAAGAACTAGAGCATTAGAAGATGAAGTTACAATCACTTTATCAACTATCGCCGCAAGCACATCAGTCGACTTTGGTGCAAACCACTTAGACGCAAATGATGGTGCCTTGATTACTGACGAGACCGACGAAGACGCCGCAGGCGTTATGAAAGCCGCAGGGATCGAAGCCGCAAAGGTTAGACTCCAAAGCCAAGGTCATGAAGCAGAAAATGGATCCGCTGTATGTGCTATGACACCAAAAGCCCAAAAAGAACTGATCCAAGATTCAGCCGTAGTCGACTTTATCCAAAACAGTTCCCCAGAAATTAGTAGACAAGGAAGAATATCTTTATACTTTGGTATTGAGATCTTCGTTACAAACTCTATTAATACCGACAACAACAATGCCGCAAGAAACATCTGTTTCATGAAAGGCAAAGCATTTGGTCTAGCAGTAGGTAGAGATATAGAATTAGAGTTCGGTAAGAACATAGTAAGACAATCCGTTGACATTGTTGCAACACACAGAGTCAATGCAGTCGTACTAGACGCAACCGCATACGTAATTCTTTCAAGTAAAAACGATTAGTCAATCTAATCAAATTTTTATTTTTTTATATTAAAGTCTTCAATTTAGCCGCACGATTAAATGGTAGAATACTTTATATAGAACGGTTTATATATGGTTAAATATGGATAGCGAGAAATTCCACGATTTAATCATACATGAACTGCGTGCTGTTAGAGCGAAACTAGATGATCAGCACAAACGTATTGATAATATCGCACAAGAACTTGTACGTATAGATACAGAAAGAAAAACCCGTGGAAAGACCTTGGATTCAGTTGAATCTGGACGTCAATGGTCATGGGAAAAGATATTGGGCATTATAGGTGCAATAGGCATAGCCGCAGGGCTAATAGTAGGATTTATATAACCCTTACACCCTTTATTTTTTATGAGTCTTAAGATGGACGCAAATACAGTTGGTAAAATCCAACTTGTTCTCGTTGCACTCTTAGTCTTTGGCTCAGTTGGCTACGTAACCGTCGGCGCATTAACGTACGGATTCGAGTCTTCTGAGGGCAAAGAACTATGGAATGACCTTAAACTCATAGTAATAGCAGGCTCATTAGCCGCATTTGCTATGTTAGGTTTAGGTAGACGAGTCAAATCAGATTAGTGTGTATAAATTATATTACAGTTTATATACCTCATCTACTCTTTTTTATTTTATGGCACAACTAACAATAGCCCAAATCAATAAAGAACTCAATTTCCTTGAGGTTAATTATCAAAGATTGACTATCAAGACCGTAGAGTATCTGGCAGAGAAGAAAAAACTCGAAAAACAAAAAGAGAAACTACTCAAACTAGATGATAAAGAGTTAGCCGTTATTGAGACCAAAAAGAAAAACCTAAAATCTTCTACCTTGAAAGGTAAATTTGCCAAATTAAACGGCAATAGAATTCAGGAAGATGGCAGAGTTATCGTTGGCGAAGACAATAATGACTACGTGAGGTAATGACCTTGCACCCCCTTATTTTTATTCCTAAAGTCCGTGATATTGAAGCAGTCAAGGATTCTTGGGATCTGTTATTTTATGACAAATTAATAGTAGAGAATATGCCCGAGATGGAAGCCTATCATTTTGCAAAACATTATTTCTTAATGAATAAGAAATACACTCACTTGGTAATATGTCCTGATGATTTGGTCATAGATTACAATTCATTTGAATCATTAAAACGTAAGGTCTTAGAATATGATTATTCCAATTTGTCAGGAATTGCAAACAAGGCACAGAACGAACATAATGTTTATTGTTGTCAGAATATCAATGAAGTAGATTATCAGTTTGCAAACGGTGGTACCTTTTCATATTATAACGAGTCCAATATTCCTGACGAGACATTCCAAGCAGGCTTTACAGGTTTCTGTTGTCAATGGATCAATCGTGAAATTATGGAACAAGTTACATTCAATGGATCTAATGATAATAATAACTGCTTAGATTGGCAGTTCGCTAGGGAATTAAATGAATTAGAAATACCATTATTGGTAGATCCTGAATCACAGTTTAAGCACTTGTCCAGAGAACAGCGGGCAGAACTGCGTCAATGGAAATTGGGAAACGATATCAGAAAACAGAACGTTTATATGGTTAAGGACGGTATGGTATAATATGGACATTCAGTTTCATGGATTTAAGAATATTGGGTGGCTAGAGAGACGAAGATATGTCAAGATCATGTACAAGTGGCTAGAGGATCATGTCAGCCATATTGAGAATGATACTACAAGAGAATATACCTTGAAAAGAATTATGAAATTCAGAGTAAGATTTTTTCCTACAACTATGTACAAGAAGATGTACGGAGAATACAACTGGCGTACAGGCGATACTGGCGAATTGTCTGATTTGATACCTCACGAAAAAGTGGGACAGTTTGTAATTGATTTGTTTATACTGGACAACAAGGACGATCTAAGAATGGCTTCCAATTTGATTATGATGAGTCATGGACTCGGTCATGTTTTGTTATATTCCTATGATCATACAAGAAGAACTAAACTTAATGTTAATGACGCAAGCGGAAACTTGAAAGGCAAGGTCTTGGCATGGCATACAGCCGCAGTACATAACAGAACAGAAAAAATGGAAAAAACTGTTCAACGTTTGACTGACAAGGAAATTGACAATCAGATATACTATCTACAGACTTGGAGACGTTTCGGTTTAAAATGGAGAAAGGTAATGTATAGAATGTATGACTTTAGGGACGATCTGAATTGAAAGAAGAACTAGGTTTATTGTGCTGTTGTTGGGACGATCCCCGTGGCATTATGAGAATGTTTGAACAGGAAACCATTAAGGACTTTGACTATCTCTGTTTCTTTGAGGGCAAATTTGCTCAATGGCAGGGTGTTGAAGAGTTTCCCGTATCTGAAACCCACGACATTGTAAAGGACTTTGGCGATACCAATGATGATGTAAACGTTTATTATGAGTTAGTTGAGGGAAAGACAGAGGCAGAGAAACGCAATCATATGTTTTACCGCGCTCATCAGATTGGAATGGACTGGGCTTTGGTAGTAGACTCAGATGAGATCCCTTTCATATCAAGACATGAATGGAACAAGGAAAGACCTACTCTAAAGAAATACGGCTGTTATAGTGTCGTACTTAACAATTACAACCTTGTACAAAGAAGACCTAGACTGTTCAATATGAACGAACAACCCTATCTGTTACAGCATGAAACAGCATTATCTCATAACAAGATCTTCTCTTCGTTGGACGGCAGGGATCTTGCACAAGACATTACAAAGACAAAATATGATACTAATTCTATCAAATTATGGCATGACAAGGAATTTCACAGCAAATACAGGTGGAATTTTAGGCATATATTCAGCAAAGTAAAGAATCATTAACACTTCTCTTTATTATACTATTTAATATATAATCATGGTTTATGGTACTGCCGCTACAGTTGAAACCCTAGTTTATGGTACAGCCAAGGCTAATACACCCGCAGGCGTAACCTCAGCACTACAGACCGCAACAGATTTCATTAATGCTAAACTTAATATCAGAACAGAATTGACAGGCGACGACCTACCTGTAGCCTTTGAGAGTATCGCTAATCAGTTAGCCGCAGGGATTTTACAGGAACAAAGAGATCCTAGATCTGAATCCCAGAGAACTATCATGGGAAAACAGATGTTGGAAGACTTTAAAGATGATACAACTTCATCAGTACGAGGCGAATCTTATCATATCAGATTTGTATCACAAGATTGACAGTTACAGTTAGACACTTAGTTGGGACCCGAGAGCCTTTGGATATTGTTATCACGGCACATCTTACTGATAATTGGGACAATTCCAATACCGATTCTGTTACTCCTGTAATAGAGCCTTTGTCTTATATTCCTAGCATGAACGTAGAGGAAGACTTTCAAACTAATCCTAACATTATAAAGTTGTCCATAACCAATACTGACCGTATGATAGAAGACGAGCCGTTAGGAGACGACTCTCACTACTACAGGACTGAGATAACAGTAGATATATGGGCAGAAACACCCACCTTATTGCACTACTTTCAAGATGAAGTAAACAGAATCCTATGGGAAATAAGACCTAATGCCTCGACGAGACTAAAGAAATCTGACGGCACTCAAGGCACTCTTACCGCAGGCACGGAAGATTCTGAGATAGAGTCCTTTGAAGATACCGAATTAAGATGGGAATATATAGGCTCAGATGATGATGTAAACCTAAGAGTTTCCAGTCAGGGATTGCTTGAATGTAATTGGTTTAAACTAAAAACCTAATACTTCCTTTAGTAATATAAGCACTTAAATAGGTCATGGCAAGCCATAATATACAAACAAAACGCGATTTTGTAAAAGTCTTACAGTACGTAGGCGAGGGAGACACAGTAACAACACCGGCAGATTACGCCGCCGCAATTACTGATCCAACGTTTATTGCAGTAGGAAAAGTTACAGATATAAATCTACAGCCAGATATACAACATTCTGATACTGACGTTTTGGGTAATGAAGATGTTATTGACGCCGTTAAGACAATGGAGAACTATACGTTCACTATCAGTTTTGAACTTACTGATACTGCATTGATCAACTATGCTTTCAGCCCATCAGGCGGTGGCACAGGATCAATCGACGAATCATTGACGTTCATGTTCTCTGAATACCTTGACGGAACAGAAAATTACACAGCCATGTATGGTTGCAGACCTACTACCTGTACTGTCAACTTAGACAGAGGTATATGGACAGCAACTATGACATTCATGTGTAAAGAGATAACATTACCTAGTGCTACAAGCCCTTGGAACGGACAAACACCAACTCACGCAAGTGAAACATCATCTGCTTCACTTACACATACAGATTCAGGTGCAGATCCTTTCACATGGAACTCAACAGCATTCCCAGAATCCAGATTTAGTACAACTGTAACAAGAGGTATGGCAGTACAAGCAGTAAACGGAACAGCACAAATCATTTACTGCAAGGCAAGTACAAGACGAATCGACTTTTCAGTAGACGCCTTTGTAAAGGCAGTTACATTGGAAACCGATTGGTTGGCAAAAACAGAGAGAACAGCCGGATATTCTATCTCAACTTCTCCTGACAAAGACTTTGCTTTTGTAGACTGTGTTCTAACCTCTTATTCCAGACAAAAGACCGCCTCAAATGCAGATGGATTCAGAGAATCTATTACAGCAAGAGTCGGTAGCGTAACAATCACATAGGTTTAAATACCTCAACACCCTTTTTTATTTTATGATAGAAACTGATTACATAAACGGCGCATTATTAGTCAAGCGTGGAGAAGAGGTTATAAAGACATTTACATTCAAAGACTTTGTATCTGCAAAACAATTTCAACCAATCAATGAATTGAGAAACAAATTGGTCAGAATTGCAAGCGGTCAGGACATTGAATCTACAGAAGAAGACGTAGACAAGTTAAACGAGGAATTTTACAACAAGGCAACCACCTTGGGACTGGAGAATCCTATTCCATTTGAAGAGGCTCTGGACATACTAACCGTTGCAGAGTTAGGCAAATTGTCAGAGGAAATACTAATTTTTTTAGTAAACTGGAGTTCGATAGAAGCGGTCAAGCAATACGCTCAGCAATTATCGGAGACTACAAAGAAAGGAACAAAGCCTTAAACAACTTTCCAGAGATTTCGGAACAGTTACTCCTAAACAATTATATCAACGCAGGGTACGGTACTCTTAAAGAGGCTACTGAGTTGTTGGAATCCAAGGGCATAGAATACATACAAAAATTACTTCGTGTTAAGATGATTCAACAAGAAGAATCAGAATAATATGCCTATGGAAATTACATTCGATCGTGAATGGTACAAAATGATCAGAGAAATGGAAGAGTCTATACGTAACAAGGACTCGTATCAGACTGACTTTGTAGAATATCTCAGTCAGGGATTGCTTAAAATCTGTAAGGAATTATCGCCAATAAAGGACGGGGAATTACGTCAATCTTGGCAGATCTTTACTAAGACCTTAACCGAGGTAGTCATAGGTACTGACCTTGTTGACGCATATTCCAGAATAGTAAACGGCATGAAACCTCAGGTTATATATGCAAAGAACGCAAAAGCAATGCATTTCTTTATTGGAAATCAGGAATATTTTAGACAAAAGGTAGATATTCGCGGCACACCCCCTGATGATTTCCTTCAACCATTGTTAGACAAGGCAGTAGACAAGGTAATAGAAGAACTTGCAGTAGCATTAATGCCCAAACATATGCCATTTTTCAGAACAATGACTCCAAAACCCAGAGCGCAACCGACCAAACGTGGTACTATCAATAACATTACAAAGACAGTAGGTTTGACTGGAACTAAAAGAAACGCTAGAAGAGGTAGAGGTAGTGGTGTTCAGAGAGCCAAGACGGGTAGAAAATCCTTTAGACGTACATTGTCTAGGCGTAGACGTACTGGAAAGTTCATTACTTCTAAAAACACCAAGGTGGGATAGATAAGCATGGTCGATCGAGCAACTAATATTCGTGTACGTATAGATATCAAGGACGCCATGGGTAAGATTTCCCAGATGAAAGCAGGCATGAATTCATTAGGCGCTACAGGTCAGAAATCAGGTACTCAGATTCAGCAAGGAATGACAAAGGCTACAACCGCTATCAATACCGCAGGCAACGCCGCAGTCAAGAATGCAGTAAACTTTCAGACAATGGGTATGGGTATGCTTAACTTGTCTACTTCCGCAGTACAAACTTATACTTCTATATCTAACTTGGCAAGAGCAGAGAACAGAGCAGAAGCCGCCTCATTAGGTTTACAAAGAGCAGAGGATTTGTTAGCACGTAAGCAGTTAGCACTTAACAAGATAGTCGAGTCAGGCGGAAAAGGTAGCAGAGAATACAAGCTTATCTTAGACGAGATTACCACGGCAACAAACGACTTGGCAGTAAAAGAGGACAAGTTAAAGATTGAGAAAGAGGCAGTCATGGACGTATATATGCTGTTCGCCGCCAACTTGGCTAACGTCGGTGTATCTTCATTGTTATTATATAAAGCCGCATTTGCAGACGTAACAAAGGCACAGATTGTAAATAGTGTGGTAACAGCAAAGAATACTATTGCTACAAAACTTAACGCCTTGGCAAGATGGAATTCTTCAAAGTCATTTGTAGGACTGACTGCCGCAAGTGCAACTGCTACAGGCGGATTGGTAGCCTCTACATTTGCAACCAAAGCCGCAACCTTGGCAACAAAGGCTTTAAACTTTGCTTTGGGTCCCGTTGGTCTAGTTATCATGGGTATATCTGCCGCATTAGTGGCTTATGAAACTAACTTTGGTGGATTCAAGGACGCAGTAAACGGATTCCTAGGAATTCAGGAAGACTTTAACGTTCAAGTAGACGACGGTACAGCCGCAATAGAGGCACAGACTACCGCCTTGTCAGGACAGAAAGATATGTTTGACAAATTAGGTGGCGCAATGCAGAACTATATCAAAATGCAAGAGTCCATTGCAAAACAGACTGGAGATCCAAGAGAATTATTAAGACTTGCAGAATTACGAGCAAGAGGTTATTCAGGTCAGCCGACGGGTATAAATTACTCGGGTTTTAGCACGGGTGGAACAACCACCCAGTCAACAGGAAACACAGCATTCCAGTCAGGCAACAACATACAGTCTGAGGAACGCGGACGATTTGACAACAGTATTATTCCGACTGCTCATGGAGACTCAAACTTACAGGTAGAAAAAGTCCTAAGTACACAAAAGCCTGTAAGGGAAGCAGATTTTGGAAAGAATCCTTTCGGCTCTATCGAACAAAGAATAGCATTTTACGAACAACCGTTCCCGCAACAGCGTGAGACATTGATGGCATGGATTGACAACACTTGGGATATGCCGGGAACTCAACAGGCATACGTAGACAAATACTGGGAAATATTTGAGATATCAAACGGATTTACAGAAAAGAAAATTACCAAGATAGATCCTCAGGAAGAAATGAAAAAACTTATACAAAGCGGAGTGCCTCTTGGATCATTCAAGCCTCAGTTTGCACCCGGTTATGCAGGCACAGGAGAATCAATATTTGACTTTGAATTAGACAACCGCAAGATGGTAAAGGACGCACTTGGAGTTGATATCGGCGCAGTTGCAGAAAGACTTACGGTACATGAGTCTATCAGACTTGGTACCATACAGAAACAGATGGGCAAGTTCAACGCTCAGCCTACAAAATGGATAACTGAAATGCAGACGTTTGTTACAGGCAAGTCAGTCGCACCCGGCGCAGGCTTGATGGCTTTGCTTGAGGGAAGTGGCGTAGAAACGGGAACTGCGGAATTTGCAGTAAGAAGCAGAAACCCTCTTTACGGTCAGCCTACAGGCGGAAGAACTGGCGAACTGTTGCAACAGATCAGGGCATTGGGCGGTGTCAATGCACAGGGACAGACTTCTGCAACACAGATGTATCAGTTGGCAAGGGTCTATAATCCGCGAACAGGCAGAATGGAAAGTCCTATAAGGGCAAGTCAGGCATTTTATGACCGTATAAGAGAACAGGATTATCAGAGAAACTCTGGAACGCAAGACCTTAGAAGATCTGCGGGATCAATATTTTCAGGCGGCGGCATATCAGGTCTCAGTCCGGGTCAGTATGGAAGACATACTACAGGATTCTCAGGCTATATATCTCAGTTGCAACAGACTACTGGAATGATAGCAGGGCAGTTTGGAACAGACGAGATTTCACGCAGGGAACTGGAAGCCGCAGGCAAAAAGTTCTTCCAAGGTCAACACGCAAAGTCTCAGGCAGTAGCACTTATGTTTGCATTGGAAGCAGGCAAGATTGCCGACAGAAGAATAGACCGCGTGGAGAAGACAATAGCACTTCAACTGGGTATTGACTTTGACGCAAATTCTGGAGAGGGCTACTTTACAAGAGTAGGCGGATCAAAGAACAGACCTATCGCAAGATTTACAAGTACCGCAAAGCCGTTCTGGGAACAGATAAGAGAGGACATTGGCGCAGACGGCAAGATCACATTGCCTTCAATCAAAAGAATGGAATCAATATCATTGGCATTTCAGGAATACGGATCGTCATGGACTAACTTTAACAATTTTGCAGTACACAAGAATGCAAGCGAAAAACTAGGTCTTACGGAACAGAAAATCTTTGATATCAGATTCGATCAGACTAGAGGCGATAGGGAACTCTTAAATAGGTTAAGATATATAGAAAAAATTGAGGCGGCAAGTTCAGGAACATCTCCATTATGACACTAACACCAAACTTTGATCCAACTGAATCCGCACCTGAGATATACATATATGATTATGACGGCTCATTGCAATATACTTATCAGACTAACAAGACTCAGGCTAGTCCTACACAAGACTTTAGACTTACAGATCTTACTATGACTTTGGAGTCAAACGGATCATACGGTCATTGTACGTTATTGCTTGAAGACAACGCCAATACGTTGATAGGTACCACGTTGAGACGCAAATCTTTGATCAAAAGAGAATGGGACGTTCAGGTATATCTTGGCAAGGACAATGCGGGATTACAAAGATGGTTTTATGGAAAGGTCAAATCATCTAGCGTAATTCGACCCGGAACATCTACTGAAAGAATTCAGGTAAACTGTGTAGGGTGGGGAGAAGTGCTTAAGAACAAGATTACTACTATCAAAAGAAATCAGGCTAAAGCCTCAAACGGCGTAGACTTGGACGATACTGATACGTCAACAAAAATATATGAACTTATTCAGGATATGTTTGCAGACACGGATCATTTGTTTGACAACAACATTACGCCTATAAATACCTTTACATATACTACAGGTGCCGACGGTATCTGTACCGAATGTACTGACATTTCATTGGCTAACGTAAACGAATTAGGCAACACTTTCTCAGGGTTTATATCCAGAGTAGTAGGTGCCGCCAATGCGGAATGGCATATCAACGCTGACAGAAGAATAGTAGTAAGAGATCCTATAAACCATGATTCAGGATTTTTAATTACCAATGACTTGTCAGGACTGGACGCCCAAGGGTGGGACAGCGGAAAGATTATGTACTTGAAGAATACGCCTTTCTCATGGGACGACTCTTCGTTTGATACAATGTATTCATGGATTCATGCATACGGACATTTCGCACCGTCATTAAACATCAAGGAAGAGACAACACCTGACGCAACTGATTCAATGGACGACGAATTCATATCTATTCCGATTACCCCAGTTGTAGACAACATATTCAAGATTGCAGTAAGAATGATAAAGACTGGAACGCCTGCAACAAATACCATTATGGAAATCAGGGGAGACGACGGCACAGGAAAGCCTGACTTGGTTGATATCAGAAGAAAGATTACAATTACAAAAGAGATTCTACAAGGTCTTGGAACATCTACACCCGCAGGGTGGTTTGAAATTCCTGTAAGTCCCAAACTAGAGGTAACTCCAAACGAGACTTTGCATTTGGTATTTCACAGAATGAACGACGTTTCTAATACTTATAACATAGACTATAAGTCTGGATCAGGAACATATTATGTTTCTACTGATGATGTTAGTTGGACTGCCGCTACAGGTCTCATAAATTACAGAATATATGACGCCAAAAGACTTCATACCTCAGTAGAGAATACCAATCTTTCACAAACATTGACTGAACAACGTGAGAAATTATTGCCAATTAGAGCAGATCTTGAAGAGGAAACTGTAAGACAAGCATTGTTAATAGCTGGAGAAACTCTGGGCAGGGAAAGAAGAGTGTATGAAGATGTGAATTGTACCATGCCTAGTGATCGTATAGAGTTAAGCAGTTATCTTCGTATGCAAGATATCGAAACTGGACTGGATATAAAGGCTAATATTATATCTTATACTATTGAAATGCACGCAGGGGATTCGCAGACAAACATAGGTGCTTCGTCTATAAAACTTACTTTAGACGATATAAACGCAGTATAGTCATGTCATTTCTTAATGATTATATCAAACCGACTGACTATGGCGCAGTACGAAAAGATATAAATAGGATTTTGTCCCTGATACATGACATTACGGCACAAGAGCCTGAGGACGAGGGACTACAGGAACGTATATGTATCTCGTCCAATGTAAAACTTAGGACTTCTACTTTTGAGATCGGCAAGCAAGATCTTCAAAATACTGACATAAGATACAAAGAGACATTTTTGTGGACTAGAAAGAAGCCAGTTACGCTGTCAACATATGACTTGGTACATACCACGACGGGTACTGGATTTACATATCCCGTATCAGATACATGGGACGGTGCCAGAGTGTTGACTGACGGAACGTCTTACATTACAATAGACGATCATGTTGACTTTGACTTTACTGACGAGGTTACAATAGCCATGAAAGTGTCATTGCCTGCAAGCGGTGGCGGATTCGTATTATGTGAAAAGGTAAACGAGTACAGGCTAAGAGTAACAGATACTAACACCTTAGAGTTTGCAATATACACGGGCGGATCATATCAGACTCCAGTAACA